GAAGGCACAGGAATAACAACACTACCAGATAACTTAACAGTAGGTGGTTATTTAGATTTAGAAGGCACAGGAATAACAACACTACCAGATAACTTAACAGTAGGTGGTTATTTAGATTTAAATAATTTAATTAATCCAAAGTATCAAACTAAGGTTAAAAAATTACAACAAGGTTTTTGTAAAGAGAAAAAATATATATATTATGATGGTATATTGTGGGGGAATATTAAGTCTATTAAAAAAAGATTAGGCATAACAATATATAAAACACCACTTGGTTTTTGTGTAGTAGAAAAAGAATTATCAGCACATGGTAAAACTTTAAAATTAGCAATGAATGATTTAATATTTAAAAAGTTACAAAACGAGGATATACAAGAAATAATAAAAGAAATAAAAGAAACAGAAAAAGTAACAAAAGAACAATATAGAGCAATAACTGGAGCTTGTAAGTTTGGAACTGATAAATTTGCACAAGATCATAATATAAAAAGTGAAAGTATAAGTTTAGTTAAATTAAGAAAAATATTAATAGATGATTATGGAGCAAGTGAATTTTGGGAATTAGTAGATAAGGAGTAAAAAATGAATCTATACTTTGGATTAAATAAAAGAATAATTAAAAAACCAGTAATATATTGTGCATTACACAAAGTATATTTAACTCAAAGTGATGTAATATATAAAAAGTGTGATACTAAACAGTGTAAACATAGAGTTACAAGAAGTAATTGGAGGAATATATGTTAGAAAAACTAAAGAATAAAATAGAAATATTTTTAATTAAAAAAATAGCAAGAAAAATGTTAAAACAAAATGATTACGATTGTGTAAGATATATAAATAAAAGAGGTGGCACAAATGGGATATATAACACAACAAAGAAAACATGAAAATTTAATTAACAATAAATATAAAGATGATTATAAAATAGGTGAAAAAATAAAAATAGATGGTAGAGTTTGGGTTATACAGTCAATAAAACAAGATACCAAGAACATTTACCACTGTATAGATAAAAATGGATTTAAAGGCAGTTTTCACGCCTTAGAATTTAAAGAAATTAAAGATAGGAGATGTAAGAAATGGAATTAGAACAAGCTAAAAAAATATTAAATAATTATGTAGAAACTTGCAAACAAATTCATTGCAATATATTACAAAGAGAAACAGCAGAAGCTATGGAAGTAGTTTTAAAGGCACTGGAGGGTAAAAATGAATAGGTTAATTATAATTACAATAATATTTTGTATATTTATATTAGGATTTGCAACAGGTAAAAATTTTATAGATAAAAAACTACAAGGTAAATATTATAAAGTAGTAAACGAAAATAGTAGATTAAAAACAGATAATAAAGATATAATGCAGACAAATGAAGAATTAAATTTTAAACTTGGAACTTTTGAAAGAAAAATAAATAATTAAAAGGAGTGTTTTAAATGAACTATAGAAAAAGAAGAAAAGAATTAATTAAAAAAACAAAAGAATTAGAAGAAATAATGGATCTTTACAATAAAACAAAAATAAATAGATACAAGAAACTTTGGTTACAAAGGTTAAGTGAGGTTTAATATGAATAATGTATTACAATGGGTTATAATGATAATTTTGGGAGTTTTAATAACGATATACAATATGTTATTTATATTATGGTTATTAATATATTATATATAAAAAGACAAAAATATATAAAAAAAGATAAATAATACTTGACAATGATGTGAAAACATGATATAATACAATTACATTAAAGAAAGGAGAAAAAATAATGGAATTTAAAGAAGAAGTAAAAAAGAAATTTTACGAATACAAATTAAAAAATAAAAAAACAGATGTGGAAATGGCTGAATTAATAGGTATAAATAAAAAAACTTTAGCTAATACGATTAAAAAAGATATTACACTTGAAAAAAACTGGTATATAATTAATAATTTTTTAGAAAGTCAGGAGGTGAAAACATTGACAGAAACAAAAGAAATAATAGAAAATATAAAAGATCCAAATTATGATTTAAAAGGTAAGATATCATTTGATTGTAATTTAGGGAAAATAACAATGAGTTATAAAGATGCTATGGAAATAGCATTAACAGTTTTAGAAGCAACAGATATAAGAACACCAGAAGTTGATTTACTTATAGAAAAAGCAGATAGAGAATATGGATTAGATCTATATTAATAGGGAGGAATAAAAAAAATGTTTGGATTAAGAAGAATAAAAGAAGAAAATAAAAAGTTAAAAGAAATTATAAAAGAAACTGAGGAATTAGTAAATTTAATAAAAGAAGATAAAACTAAGGTTATAGATAATTTATCTGAAGATATGAAAAAAGCACTTAAAAAAGTAAATCAAATGCAAAATAACTATAATATTTTACAAGAAGAAATGTATAAAGTAGAAGATGAAAATAGAGAATTAAAATTTGAATTAGAACAAATAAAATGTAACACACGTGTAATACAAACAATAGATGGTATTACATTAGAAGTTTCTAAAGAAAAAGTTACTAAAAAACCTAGAAAAAAGAAGGAGGTAGTTAAAAATGAAGAAAAAATATAACGAATTAAAAGATAGATTCGAAAAAGGTGTTAAGTATTTAACAGAACACCCAGAAGAATCAGAACAATACGAAAAAAAGTTAAAAGATATACAAAATGAATTATCAGAAATAATAGAAAAATTAAATATGACAGAAGAGCAAATAGAAAAGGGATTCACGTTAGAAGAGGTTGAAGAGGAATGTAATGTAATAAAACCTGAAACTGGATTACAAGAAACACAAATTCAATTTCCAAAACCTAATAATAGTATTGGATTAGAAATAAGACAACCGAGTAATAGTATGGCAGAGTTTAAAGAAAATTTACAAATAGCTAGTCAATTAGCTAAATCAGATTTAGTGCCAGTAGCATATCAAAACAAACCAGCAAATATAGTTATAGCAATAGATATGGCAAATAGAATGGGTTTAAGTCCTTTTGTAGTAATGTCATCATTAAATATAATTAAGGGGAAAACAGCATGGTCGCGGATCTGCTTGTAGAATGTTAATAGAAAACTGTGGGAAATTTAGAAATTTGAACTTAATTTTTATTGGCGAAAAAGGAAAAGACAGTTATGGTGCATATTTAGAAGCAGAAAGAAAAAGTGATGGTAAAATAATAAAAGGTCCTGAAGTTACATTAGAACTTGCTAAAGCAGAAAAATGGACTACTAATCCAAAATGGTTAACACTTACTGAATTGATGGTTTCTTATAGAAGTTATGCATTCTTTGCAAGAGTTTATTGCCCAGAAGCGCTTTTAGGATTACAAACAACAGAAGAAATAACAGATGTAAATGAAGAAAAACCAGTATCAGAAGTTAAGGATATATTATAGATATGAAAGAAATATGGAAAGATATAAAAGGATATGAGGGATTATATCAAATATCTAATTTAGGTAGAGTTAAAAGTTTAGAAAAATTAACATTTAATCATTTAGTGTTTTTTAAAAGAAAAGAAATTATATTAAAACAAAATTTAGATAAAAAAGGATATTGTGTTTTAGGTATATCTAAAAATAATATAAGAAAAACATTTAAAGTACATAGATTAGTAGCAGAAGCATTTATACTGAATCCTGAAAATAAACCACAAGTTAATCACATAAATGGTATAAAAACAGACAATAAATTAGAAAATTTAGAATGGTGTACACAAAGTGAAAATATGAAACATGCATTTAAAACTGGATTAAAAAAACCAAACTATGTAATGAAAAATAGAACAGGTAAAAATAATCCTAATTCTAAAAAAATAATCCAATACGATTTAGAAGGTAATTTTATAAAACAATGGGATTGTATTATGGATATACAGAGAATATTACTTATAAATAGAACTTCAATCTGGAATAGTTGTAAAAACAAAGCAACAGCAGGTGGATATAAATGGAAATATACTGATTAATAAAGGAGAGTGAGTTAAAATGTTTAAATTAACAATATATGATATAGAAAATAATAAAGTGTTTACTAAATGTTTTAACTCTCCGTTCCTTAGGGATAAATTTAAAAACAAATTAAAATACAGTAAAAAACTAAAAGTTATAGGAAGTGAGGGATAATATGAGAAAAGGATATTTAAATTCATTAGCAAAAAGTAAAAACATTAAAACAAAATGTGAATATTGTGGAAAATTAACCGATAATTTAGGTAGTAGATTTTGTGATGAATGTCAAGAAAATACAGTAAATAAATTTAGAAAAACAATGTTAGAATTTAATGAAGTAGAAATAAATCATTTAGATTGGATATTAGGTTTGGAAAATTTAAAAGATATTTTAAAGGAGGATCAAGATGTTTAATAAAAAATATATAAATAAAATAAAAGAATTAAAAGAAATAAATGCAGGTTTAGTTTTTGAAAATGATACTTTAAAAGATGCTAGAGAAGAAAGATTAAGAAAATCAGAAGAACAAAAATATAGAGAAGCATTACTAGAACAAGAAAAACTAGAATTAAATAATGTAATAAGTAATTTAATGGAAGAAGTGAATAGGCTTAATGCAGAAATTATAAAATTAAAGAAGGTGAAAAAAGATGCCAAAGTTAACAAATAAAAATTATTTTAGCCCTGAAATGAATATGAAATATATAGGATCAAGTCAAATAAAAAGCTTCTTGAGTTGTGAATCAAAAGCTTTAGCAGAACTTAAAGGCGAATATGTTAGAGAAAAATCAACAGCTTTATTAGTTGGATCATATGTGGATAGTGAAATATCAGGAGAATTAGAAGAATTCAAACTAGAAAATCCTGAAATATTTACATTAGATAAAACATTTAAAGAATTAAAAGAATGTGATATAAAATTTAAAGATTTTAAAACTTTAAAAGAATTACAAGAAAGTATAGAATTAAAAGAATTGATGTCACATATGAAATTAAAATCAGATTACATTCAAGCTGAAAAAATACTTGAAAGAATGAAAAAAGATAAATTATTTATGAAGTATTTAAATGGAAATCATCAAACTATATTTTCAGGTGAAATTGAAGGAATTAAAATAAAAGTAAAAATTGATAGTTATCATAAAAATAAAGCTATAGTTGATTTAAAAGTTTTAAAATCATTTGAAAAAATATGGAATGATGAAACTAAAACTAAAGAAAATCCAATAGATTATTGGAAATATACTTGGCAAGGCGCTTTGTACCAAGAAATAGTAAGGCAAAATACTGGAAAACAATTACCATTTTTTATATGTGCAATAACTAAGGAACAAGAACCTGATTTAGCAGTTATGCAAATACCACAAGATGTGTTAGATGAAAAACTAGAATTAATAAAAAGTATATTACCTCGTATATCAGAAATAAAAAAAGGAACAATAGAACCACATCGTTGTGAAAAATGTTCGTATTGTAGATCAACTAAAGTATTAACTGAGTTGATAGATTATAGAAAGTTAGGTGATTAAATGAAAGTAGTAAAAGAGAGTGAAAATAAAGAAAGATATGTAAAAGAATATGAAACTAAATCATATAAAGGTTACGATTATAAAGTAAAAGAAATAGGATTTTTAATAGATGTAGTTGAAAAATATCAAATGAATCAATATTGGTTTTGTGGATATGTACAAATACCAAAAGAACATGAATTTTATAACAAAGATTATGATGATATAGGCATAGATTGCCATGGTGGATTAACTTATTCAAGTATGGAAAATAATAATGAATACTGGATTGGATTTGATTGCAACCATTACCAAGATGATCCTTTAATAAATGATTATAATTATGTTGAAAAAGAATGTAAAAAAATAATTGATAGTTTGTTTGAAGAGGTAAAAGAAGAAGCGAAATTTAAAATTGGCGATAGAGCAATAATTTTAAATAATTTAAAAAATATTGAGAATTTTAAAGGTGGATATGTATCTGAATTAGATAAACATATAAATAAAATAGTAACAATAAGAAAAATATTTCATGATGGAATTATTAAAGTTGAAGAAAATTCTTTGAGTTGGGACGAAAGATCATTAGAATTAGTAGAAGAACCTACAATAGATAAAATAACAGTTAATGGTATTAAAGTAATTAATAATAAGCCAACAGAATCAAAACAACTAATAGTTACAATTGATAATGAAATAATTTATCAAGGAAAGAAAGAAGGTAATTATATGAAAATATTAAATATTTATGAAGATAAAATGGCAAGTAAAATAAACAAAGAACACGAAGAAAAAAGAAAGAAAATATTAAAAGAAGATGAAAATCTAAAAGAATATAATAAAATTAAAAATTTAGTAGAAAAATATATAGAAAAATTAGAAGATGAAAATATAATAGATACACTTGAAGTTATAACAGAATTAAGTGAGTTTGATTTAATTACTATGAGTACTGAAAAAACTAAAAAAACATTAGGTAAAATCAATGAAATAAATGAAGAAAAACTAAAATCACTAGACACATTAATACAAGAAGTATCAGCAAGATTAGAAATATCTGAAACAGAAGAAAGTAAAATTGAAGTTTTAAAATTATATGAAATACTAGATGAACACGGTAAAATTAAGGAGGTGTTATAATGAAATCTACAGGTATTGTTAGGAAATTAGATGAACTAGGTAGAATAGTTCTGCCATCAGAGTTAAGAAAAGTTTTAGATATAAAAATCAAAGATGGGTTAGAAATTTATACAGAAGGAAATACTATAATATTAAAAAAACATAGTATGTTAAAATGCGAATGTGGAACAGATTTAAACGAAAGTGATAGATATTGCAGACATTGCGGTAGAATGTTAGATTAAGGGGGATTAAAATGTTTAGTTTTGATATAACTAAAGTAAAAATAGGATCAAGAGCAGAAATGAGAGCTCAAGTAAAAGAAATACAAGAGTTTGAAAGAAAAGCAAGTTTTAAAACGTATTGGAAATATTTTATGGGGGTAAATAAATAATATGAGAATTAATTTAAATGAAGAAATAGTTATGGCAACAGGAGTGATAACTATGCAAGGAGTTAAGTTTGCAAATGTAGGAATGAATAACACACCAAATGCTAAATTTAGTATAGCACTTGGAGATAAAGAATACCTTAATTGCGTAGCTTGGAATGGCTTAGCAGAATATGTATCAAAATGTACTCAAGGAGCAAATTTATTTGTAATAGGTAAAATTAAAACAAGAGAATACAATGGTAAAACTTATGAAGATTTATATTGTGATTTTATAATTACAACAGAGAATACAACAAGTGATAAACCAGTAGAATCAGTTGATAGTTTTATCGAAATAGACTCAGATGAGGAACTTCCATTTTAATACAAAATAATTTTAAAAAACTATTGCAATTGGAAATTATTAGTGATATAATTCAACTATAAATAATAAGGAGGTGAAATTGTATCTTATATAAATTAGGATATGATTTTGCCCCCTTTTTTTCTATAGGAGGAATGGAAATGGAAAAAGTATACAGAAGAAATATTTGCAGTAAATGTAGTAAAGTAAACAAATGTAAAAAAATCAATTTAATTAAAACAGTAACAGGTAAAAAGACAGATAATTATAGTGAAATAACTGAATATATGTGTCAAGATAATTACAACAGAAAGTATAATTTAAACGTAGTAATAGCATAGGAGGAAATAATGGTAGAGAGTATAAAAAACGCAATATCTATTTTAGATGTATGTAGTAAATATAATATAATATTAAATAGATCCAATTTTGCATGCTGTTTTTTACATACAGATAAAACTCCCAGCATGAAGATTTATCCAAATAACAATTCTTGGCATTGTTTTAGTTGTAATAGTGGTGGAGATGTAATAAGTTTGGTTCAGGCTATCTACGATATAGATTTTAAGACTGCTATTAACCAAATTAACCAAGATTTTAACTTAAACATAAACTTATACTCTAAACTATCAAAAACCGATTTAAAACGAATTAAAGAACAACGAGAGTTGAAATTAAAAAAAGAAAAAGAAAAAACTGATAGAATATTATTTTTATCAGGGTTACACAATAAGTTTTTTAACTCAATTAAAATATTAGAATCAGAAATACATAAATATAATTGGGAAGAAAAAACTTACTTGATATCAAAATTACAAATGGAATTATACAAAATAAATTATAAGATAGAGGTGTTAGAAAAATGGTAAATGCAAAAATAGGTGATAAATTTGAAAATGAATTTGCAGAAATTTTAAATAAATTAGGATATTATGCTCATGTAATAGCTAAATCGAAGACTGGATCGCAGCCTTGCGATGTATTTGCTTGTAAAAATAATATTCCTTATATGTTTGACTGCAAAACATTAAAAAATAAAAATGGATTGTTTCCAACCCATAGAATTGAAGAAAACCAAAGACTTGCATATAAAAAATATAGAAAATGTGGTAATTTTAGTTTTAGTTTAGCGATATTGTGGGAAAATAATATATATTTAAAATTTTTACATGAAATAGATTTCGATAAACCAAGTTTAGATTTAAAAAAAGAACAAATATGGAGAAAATATGAAAATTGAAATAGATAATGAAATAACAATATCAGATCCAACTGATAATATATTAAATTTTTGTAAAAAAGAATTAGAAATTGCTAATCCTAAGATAAATTTGAACCAAAGACTTGGTTTTTCAATAAGAGGAATACCATCTAAATTAGTTTGGTGGAAAAAGAAAGATAATAACTTAATAATTCCTTTTGGAACATTAAAAAAAATATATCAAATTCACCCACAAAAAGAAGATTATATAAATAAATTAAAAGATCCGATTAAAATAGAATATAAAAGTAATATTAAATTATATGATTATCAAGAAAAAGCAGTTGAAGAATGTATTAAAGCAAAAAACGGAATATTAGTAATGCCTGCACGGATCACGGAAAGACTCAAACTGCACTTGAATTAATAAGTAGATTAGGATTAAAAACACTCTGGTGTAGCCACACGTTAGATTTGATTAACCAAAGTTATACAAGAGCAAAAGATAATTTAGAAGAAGTTGGACTTGGTAAAATAACTGGTGGTAAAATAGATATAGGAACACATATAACATTCGCAACAGTCCAAACTTTGTGTAAAGTTGATTTAAACGAATATAAAAATGAATGGGATTTAATAATAGTAGATGAAGTACATAGATTAACTGGTACACCAACTCAACTTGGTTTGTTTTATAAAATAATATCTAATTTATCTTCAAGATATAAGATAGGGCTTACTGCAACACCATTTAGAAATATAAAAGGAACTGAAATAGCAATGTTTTCTTTACTTGGGGATATAATATGTGAAATACCAAAAGAAATTGTATCTGATAAGACAACTAAAGCAAAAATAACAAAAGTTGACACTGAATTTAAAATATCAGAAGAATTGCAAAAGTCTGATGGTACAATAGATTATGCTAAATTAACTACATCACTTTGTGAAAATAAAAATAGAAACGAATTAGTATTGAAATATTTAAAAGAAAATAAAGGTAAAAGTTGTTTAGTTTTATCAGATAGAATAATTGGATTAAAAAGTCTACAAGAAAAACTAGGTTATGGTGTTATGATAGATGGTACAATGACTAGTAAGAAGAATAAAGCAAAAAGAGAGATGGCAATACAAGATATGAGAGATGGTATAGAAAGTGTCTTATTTGCTTCATATGGACTTGCAAAAGAGGGTTTAGATATACCAAGACTAGAAAGATTGTTTTTAGTAGCACCACACAGAGATAAAGCAACTATAATTCAAAGTGTGGGTAGAATAGAAAGAAAATTTGAAAGTAAAAATGATCCGTTAGTTTATGATTTTGTAGATGATACAATATTTCATGAAAATATGTGGAAACAAAGAAAAAGAATATATAAAGGAAATGGAAACATAATAAAGGAGTAAAGCAATGGGTACGGAATTAGATTCAAATATGAAATTTAGTATTGAAAATGAAAATGGAGAATATCAAGAATTAAAAGTTAGTGAAATTAATTTTACACCTTTAGTAAATGATTTAGAAACATTAGAAAATATGTTATTTGATACATCATGTGAGTTTATAATTGAAGATGTAAAATTTGATAAAAAAATATTAAAGATATTTTCAAAAGAATTAAAAAGAGAAAATAAAATTAAATATATTAATAAATTAAAAAGAAAATATTTTGCAGTTAAAACTAAAAGACTTAAGAAAAAATATAAAAGTAAAATATTAGAACAAATAACTATAAAAGAGAAATGTAAGAATGTTTAAAAAATATTATAAAGAAAATAGAGAGGTATTAACCTCTCTTTTTCAATGTCTTAGTTTATACTGGTAAATTAATTATATTTCCATTTATAACCATGATATATTAAATTATATTTAATCGCTTTAGACATATTTTTATTTAAATTTTTTATATTCATTTTTCTTTCTGCTTCCATTATACTTTTGTAAATACAAATAACATTATTTGTATTTATATCTATTTTAGCAACACTTCTAAGTTCTTTATGTAATCCGATTTCAAATGAATGTTGCATATTTTCTTTATGTGTACACCATTCTAAATTTTCTATTCTATTGTCAGTCTTTATACCGTTTATATGATTAACACAAGGTTTATTTTCTGGGTTTGGTATAAACGCTTCTGCTATCAATCTATGTGTTCTTATCATTTTTATGATTTTTAAATTTGTATTAGTTAATTGTAATTCCCAATATCCTACATTTCCAATATGTTGTTTTATTATTTTTTCATTAATTGTTTTATAATATTCTCTTTTATGATATATATCTTTCACAAAAATTTTATTATTTAATCTTTTAACCCTACCTAAATTACTTATTTGATATAATTCCTCATATCCTTTTATATCTTTCCATATTTCTTCCATTTTATTTCTCCATCCTGTCATAAAAAAAAGAAATTTATATAAACATTGGGATTATTGTCGAGATAGCACCCAATGCTTATATAAATTTCTTTAACTACTCGACATATATATTATATCATATTTGTATTGTTTTGTAAAGATATAAATAGAGAGACTAATCAATTACGATTAGCCTCTTTATATTGTAGAATTATGTTTGTGAATTCGGTATATTCATCAGTTCCGAATTGAAAAATATGTAATTTAGGGTGACATTTAGGACACAATAAAGATCCGTTGTTGTAATAATCAGAACCACCAGCATAACAAGGTATAACATGATGAAATTGAATTTTTTTACCAACATCAAACCCACAATGAAAACAAATATGTCCAAATTCTCTAATTAATTGTTCTTTTGTTATACGACAATCAAACCGATTACGAACATGCTTTTTGTTTTTTAATTCATTTCTCATAAGTTCCATTTTATTATCTCCTCAATTTAATTATAAATTTTAGATTAGTTTAAATGCATATGGTAATGAGGATTTTAGCCCTCATCAAACTATTTATATTTTAGTAAGTCCACCAGACCAAACATAATTACCTTTTAAAGAACGATACCAAATGTTATTTCCAGAAACGTTTTCGCCTATAACTGTACCATTTGATACAAAAGTATCTCCTTTGTATAAAGTTCCATTTCCACCTAATGGAGCATTTTGATTTGCTTGTGTTCTAACCATTGCTTTAGGTTTATCAACTCTTATAGTAAAATTACTATTATTTACTATTGGTTGAGCTTGAGGTTTATAGTTTCCACTTATTTGTGTTAGTCCACCAGACCAAACATAATTACCTACAGCTGATTTATACCATATATTATTTCCATTAACATATTCACCTTGTACAGTACCAACTGCTGAAAATGTATATCCTCTTAAAAGTTTTTGACTTCCACCAAGTGGAGCGGTACTATTAGGTTGAGTTCTTACATTAGCAATATCTTTGTCAACTCTTACAGTAAATTTATTTGTTGATATTTGCGGTGTAACTATTTGTGGTTGTATTGGTGTTGGATTTATAGTACCTATATTAACATCTGATTTTATTTTTTCAAATTCATAAGGATTTTCAACGTAATATTTAGGACAAATCTTACCTGTTACATCATAATGTCTTATTATATCATTTGAAGTTAAATTATATTTAGCACATAAATATTTTAATAATTCAATTAATGAATTATATGTTACATCACTATATTTACCATTCCAATCTGGGTGGCAAACTTCAATACCTATACTATTATAATTCATATTTAAATTACCAGCATGCCATGCTATTTCGTTTTCTGGCATACATTTTAGTATAGTTCCATCAAGTCCTACAATATATTGTGCTGATGCATATTGATAAATTGGTTTACCATTAGCGTCATATCCAACTATTTTTCCAACTTTTAAACTTTCAAAATAATTTCTATTACCAAGAGCTGAACTTCCAGGATTTCCAACCCAGTGTAGTACTATTTTTTTTATTGAAGTTAGTTTTTCACCACATCTTGAATATGGATTTATTGTTAAATAATTTTCTTGTATATTCATAATTATTCACCTTTCCCATCATCTTCTGTAAATTCGTTATAATCTACTATTTCTTCCATGATAAATCACTCCTTTAACTATCAAAACTAGATATTGTTATATCTAATGCTTCTTTTTGTTTTTCTACATATGCTAATGCTCTTTTAAGTCTATCTTTATCTTGCGCTATTTCACCATATCTTGTTAAAGTATAAGAATCAGATTCTGCTTGCCATCTTTCTTCTCTTTCTGCATCAGTTTCTTTTTTCATAATAATACCTCCTTATAATATAATTATACCATATTTTTCTTATTTTTACAATAAAAAATGGTAAGTCATTTTTAAACTTACCATGTGTATTTATTCAAAATATTTTTTAATTTTAAAAGGTTTAGCATCTTTATCTTCGATAAAACTTTTTGCCATATCAAAATAAAAATCAAATTTATCTAAATCATATTTAACTGCAACTTCGTTTATATCGTTATAATACATATTGCATATAAGCCAATATTCTATTATTTTATCTTCTTCTATACCTTTGCTAACTAAATATTCTTTAGTAGCTTCAAAAGCCCATTTCATTCCAAAGGGTGTCATTTTATTTATTAGATCAGTAGCTTCTTCTAAAGTTATAAAATTACTTTTTATACTATTATAAACATCTTCTATAATTTCAGGTGATACTTTTTCATCTAATAATTCTACTATGTAATCTTCTTCGTTATCATATTTTTCAAATATTTCTTTTAGTGTCATTGTTTCCTACCTCCATTTTCTTTAATTTATTATATTCTTCATCGAATTTTTTAAATTCTTCATTAGCCCATTTTTCGAACTCTTTATAATTATTACTAGTTCTAAATTCATTACCATATCTATTTATTAAGAATCCCATAAAAAAGTCTTGCATTGTATCAGAGTATTTTTTACTTTTAAAAAACTCTTCTTGGGATTGAGAAATCACCACAGGTTGAGGTTGTGGATTTTGCATTTGGTTATACATTGCTTGTATATCAGCATATATTTTATTTATATCAGTTGGGGTATTCATAAGTGGTTGTGTTTGATTTGCAATATCATTTTGTATATTACCTATCATATATGGACTTTGGTAGGGGTTAGTAAATTTTTTATTCATAGTTTTATCTCCTTAAATTATAGTTTTTATTGTTTCTAGTACAGCTACATTAGCATTTTTATCGTTGCCATTTTCAACAACAACACCAGCAAAAGTAGCTACAGAATTTATTTGTGTAATTACATCTTCTGAATTACCTTGACCTGGGTATAAAATGAAGTCATAATTTGTATCACTCGGTATATCAGTTATTACATTTGTAGGTTGCCTTTTTACATAAACAGGTACTTTACCTTCATTTTGCAATATTAATCTATCTCTACTGTTATTTCTTTTAACAAGTATAATAGGAATTTTAGTTACATTTATTGGACTTGCCATAATTATTACCTCCTTTAAAAATAAAGGGCTAGATTATTAAACTAGCCCACTTTATTTACCTATACTACTACTGGAGTAACAGGTTTTAAATGATTTATTATTGTACTAGCAGTGCTATTTAACATAGCAGTTTGAGCAATAGTTTGATTTAGTGTATTAACTTGAGATTTAGCATCAGCTAATTGTCCTTCTATATTAGAAAGATTAATAGCATTTATTAATGCTCTTGTTTCTTGACCGTCATCGCATATAGCTTTTTCTAATTTACAACAACAGGCAGCGTTTTGAGCAGCCATTGCATTTTGACCAGCTATAATTTGGTTAGTTGCAATTGCATTATCTCTTCCAACTTCATTAAATCCTTGTAGTGTAGCAGTATTTAATTGATTGAAACTATTTAATTGTTGCAAAGCATTTTGATTGTTTTGAGCAGTTATTTGATTACCTAATCCATTAATAGATTGTAAAGTAGTAAAATTACCACTAGCTATTGCAGTTTGTAAATTTCCAGTTCCTTGTAAATATAGGTTACCATTATCTCTAATTCCATTATTTATACTTACAATACCAGAACATAGTTCAGATTGTAAAGCATCTATTTGAGAATTAGTTTCAGAATTAGATATTTCAGATTGTATTGTATTAAGTTGAGATTGTATTCCAGCATCAACACCTCTGTTGACACCAAAACCACCACCAAATACTAATCCAAGAGCAGCGATTTCCCCAATCCAAGATCCATTACCAAATCCATTACCATATCCAGCAGTTACTGGCATAGTTGGTACTATTCCATTTTCCATAATAAATTCCTCCTTCTTTCAAATTAGATATATTCTATATCTATACTTTAATTATATATCTTTTTAATTATATATTTCTACAATGTGTATAGACAATATAATAAAAAAACACAGCCCCCTATTTGGCTGTGTTAGACATTATTATAATTAATAAAATACTATTCATATAAATCACTGTCCCCAATTATATTGTACCATATACAATCAAGTGTTTCTACAATGTGTATATAAAAAATACCAGTGAAATTAATCACTGGTACGACCTATTTTAAATTTTGCAATATATTCTTATTGCGAAAGCTATTTTATTTAACTCTTCTGTTATCCTTTGTGTGTCAATATCTAATTTATCAGAAATTTCTTGAAATGTTAAATTATCTTTGAATCTGTATTTATATATCATAAAAGTTAAATTATTTTGTTTAGAAATCTTTTGTTCAAAAGAAATAAGATCATCATTTAATGAATTATATTTGATATAATCAATTATATCAGAATATTTTGTAGAGTTACCTTTCCACATAAAAATATCACACATTTTACATTTACCACTTAAAACAAATACATTAAAAATAACAAATAAAATTGCATAACATATATCTATTCTAGTTAATAAATATAAACTAGTAAATATAAGAGAACTACAAATAAAACATTTCCACCATTGTTTGTAATGTTTTGGTTTAGGAAAAATCCATCTACAAAAACAAAACATTGAAATTATAATAATTATTTCTTTTAATTCTAACTTTAATGCAAAACCTATACAAATTATTAAAATAACTTCTACTATATTATATATAGTATTTAAAATATAAAATTTAACATCTTTTTTCATAAGTTATCTCCTTTGAAAATTATTCGCCATCTTCACAGTTGCCAACTAAAAACCAACATATCATAGCAATACACCTCCTTTACTTATTTAAAACTTATTTATTTAAAAGTAAAGTTATCGTGTACATTGCATATATAGAAATATTTAACAAAATTATATTAATATTTCTAATAGTAATACTTTTTAATTGTTTTTTATAATTATGTCTATCCCATAATAAAATACATTTATTGTATAATTTATTTAATTTATTTCTAAATATAAATAAAAACAATATTAATAAAGATTTACCAACTATAGATGTTATAACTAAATCTTTAAAAATACAAAATGTAACTGTAATTACAAAAATATAAATTATTGAAGCCCAAGTGAAAATAAAAATATCCATTATATTAGCTTTTTCTTTGTATAATAATTTCATAATAAAATAAATTAAAAATGTAAAAACTATATTTGCAAATATATTCTTCTGAAATATTATAATTATAGGTATATAACATAAACTAAATAATGTAAAAAAAAGTATCTTTTTGTTTTCTATTTGCTTTATCAATATTATAAATAAAACAAAATATATTATATCTGGAATTATTCCAAATACTAAATTAAATATCATTTTAATGTCTCCTTATAGACCATTTTAATCTCTTCTATTGCTATATCAACCATTGAATTACCACCCATTGCTTTATATTCATCATATAACTGAAAAATATGATCAAAATCCAAAAAATGTACTTTTACACCTGGTGTTTTTATTAAAAGTCTAAAGTTTAATATTTCTTGTTTGATTCTGTTTATCTCATTTTTATTAATTGTAACTTTACAATCTGTGAGATCAGATTTAACTTCTTTGATACTTTCTTGAGTTTCTTTAATACTTTTCTTAGTATCATCTAAAAGAAAATTTTTAAACCAAGTAAGCGGTGCTAGTTTTATAGGTAATTTTTCAACTGTAAAACTAATACCTAAAATGCTTAATATTCCTATTATTGTAGCAATAGCTGTCATCATCATTTGTACCACCTTTTATTTACCTATTTTGCCATCATCAAGCAAATCTTTCACTGTATCAAATAAATATTGTATGTATTTTTCTAAAAAAACTTTTGGCATTATTATTTTTAAAACTGGATATTTAGTATAAAATTTATCAATTACATAATTAAATTTTTCTATACCTATATCTCTGTATTTTTCTGCTTCTAAAAATAATACATAAGCAGTTTCTCTAAATTTTTTACCAATTATTAAAGGTACTATTACAATTAAAATCGGTATTACAACACTTATTATAATATTTGTTATATCCACGTAACCATCTCCTTTAATTAAATTATATCACATTAATATATAAATGTAAATACTTGTATTTTTACAAGTATACACATTTAGCTTTTAAAATTGTAGTTCCTGTTGCACTTTTAAATCCTATAGAACTTTGTCCTGCAACACCTGTAACAGCTAATAAATAGAATGGTGTTTTAGTACTAACTTCAACAACTTTAGATTTGCTTTGTTTTTCAGTTATAGTCAACGCACCTGTAGCTCCTATTATCCTAGCTAAAGCATTAAAATCAACATCGCTTGTTGAAGTAGATGAAGTTGATAAAGTCACTTGACATTGTGCTTGAGTTCCTGAAGCAATAGCACCTTCAGCTATCAAATCGTAACCTAAATCCCATATTCCTGGTCCTAAATTAATTTTAAATGATCCTATATTGTAATAAGTTCCTGCTGTCGGATTAGATTGTGCTAATCCAACTGTATCTTTTACTATGATATCCCATTTATTTGGATTCATTGGAAATCCAAAAGGAACTTTAAAACTACTATAATAAAAATCAGATATAGCATCAGTTGTTAAAGTATAGTCTGTTCCAAAATGTAGAGTTATAGTAGTTGAGTTTATAGCCATAACTATTGCGTATTTAGTTGTTATTTGTGTAAATTTAACTTTCATACCAACCGAAATGCTGCCTGTTAAATCAGTACTTGTAGTGATAACACCACTTACAATAGTGCTATCATAAGAAGAATAGGCAAAAGTTGTACCATTTGCCTTATTCCAACCTTTAAGTAAATATTCTAAATCGTAAATTATTGGTGCACTCATATTATCCACCTTTCCTTTCTATACATATTCTCCATGTATTACAAATTCAAAAATTTTGCCAACTGGAGCAGTCCAATTTTTAAGTTGTATTCTAGTACTTGTAGCACCAGTATTACCAACTTCAATATAATGTGTTCCAAGTATTAATTTTGTGCCTAGATAATAAACATCTAAAACACCATCCCCCACTTTGTAAGCAATTGGTATTATAAAATCAGTATTTTGTGGTACTTCTGCTCCAGTTGTTAAACTTCCTTTTTGAATATAAATATAATTTGTCATAATATTTAAATTACCAGCATCTATTGGAGTAGTTGTATCTGGTAAATTTTTATAAACTAATTTATTCATTTTTTAATTCACCTCCTTACTTTTGATAACCTATAATTGTTAAAGTAGCAGTAATTTGCCCAGTTTTTTGATATCTTTCTAATGCTGTAGTGCATGTAGTATCAGATTCTAATCTTAAATAATTAATTGTACCAGCATTTAAACTACTTTTTAAATTACTACTTGTTATTTTTTGAACTGTAGCACCTGTTGGTGGGTAACTATTTGGTGGAGTAGCAGTAAAACCATTAATACCAAGAGCACCAGATATCTCACTTGTACTAACACCGTATTCTCCCCATTCACTTCCATAAGGACCATTTAAATATCTATTACTTAAATCATTACATATATATACTTTAACATTTCTTGAATAACACCATATAGCACCAACATCAGGAAAATTACTTATACGTAAAGGTGTATGATACATAGTTATAAATGCTATTTCAATAACATAATTTTCAGGTACATATATCATAAATTCTACACCGAACTTTAGGAAATATACCTTGATAATCATCTGCAAATCCCATATCGCTCCAAGTTTCTCTATCTTTATCACTATATGTAATTGGATATTGGAATACACTAAGAATACCTTTACCACCAATCATTTCTTTACCATCAGCAAGTACTATACCATATTCGTTTACTTTAACTTGTCCCTCAGTACCCATTTCAACAGTACCATCATTATTAACTTTAAATGCTCCATTTATTGTAGTAGCACCCTCAAGTGATATTTTACCAGCATTAATTTTTATTTCTTCAGCAGTTTGGTTAATTTTTGATATAATCTCATCATTTCCAACTTTTTTACTAACTTCTAAATTAATACTATCAGCAGTTTGTTTTATATTTGTGTTAGCCTCAACTCTTGTTGCATAGTATTTATTAAGTTCTGTATTAAATATATATGTAGCATCTATTTGCCAAGTTTCATATTCTTTAACATATACATAGTTAGTACCTTTAAATAATTCAAAATCTAATTCTTGTAGTATTTCTTCGTGTGCAGTATCGTATATTGTATAAACACTACCTTCTAATTTTATTCTTCTTAAAATTTTAGCAATACAAGTTCCTTTTTTATAATCAAATTCTATAACAAATTTATCTTGTATATTATCATATCTTTTTAAAGGTTCAGATAAATTAAATACAAATTCTTTTCTCATACTACTATCAGAAGCAGGATATAAATCGCTTTCTGGATATAAATCAGTATCTGGATAAATAACAGGTGTGTCTATATACCTATCACTTTTACTTATAACTAAAGTAAGTGTAGAACCGCCAAGTTTTGGATATAATGTCGAACTTGGATATAAAGTTTCACTTGGATATATAGCACTAACTGTATTTTCAGCATTTAAAGTTAAATTTAATATGTTAGTATCAAGTGCATCTTCTAAATAAACTTGTTCTTTGCTAGATATAGTTTTTGTAAAATCATATATAGCAGATACTTTATTACTTATACTGTCAATATTTTGTGTTATATTTGTTATTTTTTGTGTTTGTTCATCTTGTACTTCTACAATACTTGTTATTTCTCCAAGTGCTTTATCTACCTTTAATTCAGTACGTTTAACGGATTGTTTTATTGTTGGTTCAAAAGTATATGCTGTTTCAGTTTTAGTTGGTGCTATTGTTTCTATAGCTCCACTTAATCCTCCGTTATATGATATTTTATGGTTAAATAGATATGTGTTATTTATATTGCCTTGCATATCTTTTGTTGCTATCATATCAAATGGATCTATATAAGGTCTAGTTATATATTTAAAACTAAAAGGCAAATATTTAAAACCATTTATTTTATTAAATAAGTTTTTTATAAGTTCAGTACGTTTAGTTTGTGAGTATGCGAAAGGATTATCTGAAATAACTAATTCAGTTAATCCGTTTGTTGCTATACTATCATCATCACTTAAAGTTACATTTTCACCTTCAACTTGAGAATTTCTAAGTACAATACGATTTACTGGACCAAATTGTAAATTAGGTTCGTATTCAAAATATTGGTTGTTATCAATTTCTTCTAATTCTTCAAGATATTTTATTGTTAAATTAGCCTTAGGATTACTTAAACTTGTTATTGCTGTATAATCTTTATAAGTTTGAATATTTGGTAATATAATAGGTGTGTAAACTGGTGTTGCTAGTTCATAATATATATTTGCATATATTCCACCAATTGGCATGTTGAATGTAGTACCTGTTAAGTTGCCTGAAGGTCCAGAATCACACATATAAAAACCATCTGTTTTAGCATCTGTTATACTTCCTGATCCTACTAAAATAGTTCTTGATACTCTTTTAACATAATTAATAACATTATCTATAATTTCTATTGTATCTTCAGTTCCATTAGTTAATTTAGGTAATTCTGCGTAATTTGGTAATGTTATAGGGTAATTATTAGTATTTACACCATTACTAGAAGTTAGAGTTAGTATATTATCAGTTTCATTTAATAAAGTAATAGAATTACAAATCATATTCGTAGTCGCTACTGTACTAGCAAAAGCAACAGTAATAAAACCATTTTCAGTTGCAGTGAATGTTCTAGCATTTAACCAATTAACACCAATAGAACTTCCAATTGTAGTTAACCTTGTTTTACTACTATTATAAGTTGTAACAAAAAAACGTAATCCAGCAGATATACTGTTTAATATTGCTTTAACAGTATAAGTTTTACCAGCCACAATAGGAAAATAATCACTTCTTACGCCTTTATATGTAGTAGTTGTAGTTATATTAGCACTTGTTGTTGTACTACTATTAATTGTTACATTTCCAGTTCCATCAACAGGATAACCTAAACCTGTGTTTATAATTTGCCACAATGAAGTTGAAAAATCATTATTTTTAGTATTTATAGCATTATTTATAACACTTGGGTATGTAACACTTGGACTTTCAGGATTAAAAGCTACATAACTTGTAGCTACTGTTCCTTGTTCTAACTGCACAGTTGGTAATCCAGCACTACTATTTATTGTAAATCTTATATATTTTGCATTACTAGGAGAAGTTAAAGCGTTAGTAACATTTAATCCACCCGAAATATAAACTTTAGCATCTGTATACCATGCAAAAGGTGTATTAGTAGGTTGTTCTGTACCACTAAATTTATATGAAGTTGAAGAATTAACAAGTATATAATCACTAAAATAAGCAGTAGCAAATGCAGTTAATCCGCCAGTATTACGATCTATAAAAGCACCAACTATCGCTCTGTTTTTATCAAATAAATTTTTATTAGCAGTACTTGTTGCTTGTGTACTATTCCCCTCTATTTTTATTATACTATTTTCTGTGCCAACTTCAGCATCTATTATCTCTATAATTTCGCCTGAAACTTCTGAATAAACTAATGCTCTCGTAGGAAATTTCAAGTATAATTTATTATCTCTACCAATATGAGCACAATCTCCACTAATTTGACTTATCGCTCTTAAAACATCTCTACATTTTTCGCCACTTGTAAATTGGTTATTTTCTATTACGTAATCTCCGTTAGTTATATCTTGTTCAACGTAACTTACCACGCATTGCTCACAGATTGACAAATAAACATCTTTTATAGTACAAGGGTATGTTAATGTATCTTTATAGTCAATATTGAATTTAATCATATAATCTAGCGCTTCTATTGTAGTATAACTTACAACAGTTTTATTTACTGGAGGTTTTTGAATTATATATCTTCCAAATGGTATATATTCAAAACTTTCATTTTCCATTTCTATTCCTAGAAATATATCTATTTCTCTATTTTCAAGTTCAAATTCACTATCTAAGTTTAAAAATTTAACAGTACATTTTTTTGCTACTGTTCCACCTATTAAACTATCTCCGTATATATAATCTTCAATATCTAATGTTTGAAGTCTATTGCTTTCATCTATAATTATAGGCTCTTCATCTGCTAAAGGAACTATACTTATATATGCTTTTTTAACTACAGCGTTTTGTAAAAATCTATCTCTTATATTTTTTGAAATGTTATACATTTTACGCCTCCTTATGTTGTTCTCTTAATTTAATTATACCATATATTACTATATAAGTAAATGAAAAAGAGGAACATAAAGTCCCTCTTAATCTTTTTAATATTCTATTAAGTTAAAACTTATTTCATTATTCCATCTTTCAGTTTTCCCTAAATTTAAATCTTCTGGTGTTAACTCATTACAATACATTGTTGCAGTCTTATAAGTTTTTGTATTTTTATCCCAAAATTCAACTGTTAAACTATCATTATCTAATATACTGTAGTAAGTAGACCATTGATCTTCTGTCATAGGTGGAAATGTTAAAAAACATTTATAAGGTTTATGTGGTGCTATTTGTCTATAAAGCAATCCACTTGCTACTCTTTCAGCACTCACGTCCATTGTGTTTTTTATATTACTATATTTCTTTGGAGCTGGATTGGTGAAATTATTTCCACCAATCTTTATCCAATATCCTGCAAAAGCCATATTCTACCTCCTATACCTTAACAACGTTATATCCAAATTGATTATTCTTGGTTTCAACACTTTTAGTATAACCTTTGTAAGCAGTTTCTCCACCAATTTCAATGATAAGTGGTTGACCTTTATCTCCACCACCTAATACCTCACTTACAGCTTGAGCTACACCTTCTGCTACACCAGCTATGATTTGGTTATTATTTACTACTGCACTTTGGTTTCCAATTCTACCAACAAGTTCAGGTCCTGCTTCTCTTGCAATAAACATTTCTCCCATGTCAGGTAGTCCACCTTCTGCGTACCAATTTATATTTAATTTAGGCATACCAGGTAGTCCAAAGAATTGTGCAGCTTTTGCTGTAAATCCTGAAAAATCCCAATCTACCCATATATGTGGTAGTTTTATATGTGGTATTGTTAATTCTGGTAATTTAAAGTTATTTTCAAAATATCTAACTATTCTTGAAACTCCTGATGATAAACCATTATATATATCGTTACCCATATTCCACCATCTATTAAAACCAAAAATAGAAGATATTGAATTCCATATTTCATTAAATTTACCGATAGAATCTGATTTAATTTCATTAAATCTATTAAATAATCCATTTTTCATATTTGATGCTAAAGAATACCATTTTTCATAAGTAAACCAAACAGATACATTTTGATTCCACCAATTTCCTATACTTAAATTCCAATTAGCTTTAAAATTATCCCAACCAACTCCAAATGAACTAGCTATTATAGACCAAACTTGTTTCCATTTATCTGGATTTGTTAATAAAGAAACAGTATTACCAAAAAAATCTCCAACTATAGTTCCTTCAAAAAAAGATTTAAATCCATTCCAAGCAGAACTCCAACTACTTTTTAATTTTTCTTGGTCGAAAATATTTGTTAAATTAAAAATGTTTCTCCAAATATCACTGTATTGTGTTATTATACCTTCTTTAGTTTTTTCATCAAGTCCAATCCATTCTAAAGGTGTTGTTATTAAGTCAGCCATAGAAGTTAAAACCATTTGAACATTTATGCTAAATTTTTTAAGAATGTTACCATTTTCATATTCAGCACCATATTTTTCAGCAAAGAATTTTGTTATTCCTGGTGAAATATCTTCTATTTTTGCAGCATATATAGCACCTAAATCTATACCTAAAAGTACTAAACCAACAACTAATCCAGCAGTTAATCCAAACATCATAGCAACACCAGCAGCAGTTGTTGCTGTTCCACCTAAAGTTTCCATTAAGTTTTTATTATTTAACTCACCAGTAGTTATTATATTTTTTAATCCTTCATAATTTAAAGTTAATCCACCAAATGTTAAAGCTAAACCAGCAGTAAATTTTAAAGCTTTTGGAAGTTTAAATAAATCTGAAATAAACTTACCTATTTTCCAACCAAGCAATGCAGTTCCTACCGCTTCTATTATAGGTATTAATTCTTTTATTTTATCTTTTATCTTATCTACTTTTTCTGTCATTTGATTTTGTAATCCTTGTAAAGCATCATAGTTTTGTAAGTCTAAACCTAAAGTCCCGCCACTGCCTATACCACTTTTACCTTTTGTAGGATCTGTTTGTTGTATTACATTTAATTCATCAAATCCAGCTAAAGAACCTTTTAATTTTTCAGCTGCATCTGTTGCACTATTCGCACTATCTTCTACATCTCCAAGAGCTCCACTTGCACTGTTTAAATTGCTATAATCTATTACAGGCAGTTTAAATCCTAAGAAATTAGCTATTTGATCTGCTACAGCTCTTAAAATTTGTGCAAATGCTATTACATACGGTATTACTTGTAGTAATATCGGTATGAATACATTTCCAAGTGATCTTGAAAGTAATGTTAATTGTTGTTGCATTATTCTTAACGCATTGGCTGGGGACATTCACTCTGTTATCGTAAAGGCTTTTTATCCTCTACTTCTTATAGTTTTCTATAAGGTCAGCATATCTTTTCAACCCAGTAGGTTGTCGAAGTCTCTTGGAAGGATTATATCTTTTCACCTTCTATGCGTTGCCCCTGACTATACTTAGTATAGCCTTCGGTTCGGGTTGACATATTACTTTTAAAAGTAACTTAGTTTTCCCGCTTAATACTTCGATTTTCACTAATATATTACTATATTAGGCGACTTTTTTAAGATTAATCGTACGTCCGTAGGTCACCGTTGCATTTTAGCTGTTGATTGCATTATTTGATAATATGTTAATTCTGTCTTTTGTGCTCTTGTCATAGCATTTACTTTTTTTTCTAAACCTAATCTGTATGCTGTTTCTTGAAGAGTTGCCTCATCAAGTGCGATTCCGTACAGATCTTACCTTTATACCCTCGGTTTCCCGATATTTATTAGGGGAGTAGATCATATCATCAACCTTTTGGTTGTGTAGCGCTTCGTAATAATGAATTTCACATTAAAACTACTTCCTCTCGGAATGATCGTTATACCGTACTTATTTCTAAGTCTTGGCACGGGATTGTCTTGTCTACTAATTTCCAATGAAATCCGTAAGCTTTTCTAGTTGTTTGTGTTGATATTTTTATGTTTCCTTTGCCTTCTCTATATCCAGCAACTTGTCTTGCAGCTTCTGATAAACTTTCATATACAATTCCTGTTTCTACACATAAAACTTTATACATAAGTTTTTCTTTTGGTTTTCTAGGTTCTCCACCTTCATATTTCCAAGTATAACCACCCGCAGAACACAATACATTAGTTGCTACCTTTTGTATGCTAGACATATCTATTTTTGTTTGTCTTGCAGCTTCACATACTGAAGGATACCATATTCCTGTTTCTATACATAAAACTTTTTTACTTTGAACACCATTTAAATATTTTCCTTTTAAAGATTTACTTATTTTTTTATACATTTCTTCTTTATCAAAATAAGTAGGAATACCATCTTGTCCTTTAATATATACATTGTAACCATTAGGAACTATAGAATTATATTTTTCCATATAATAAGTTTCTCTTTCTATTAAAATAGTATTTAATGTTTGTTTATCTTCAGCGAAAAACTCTTCTACTACTTTATAACTTTTTAATATATTCTCCCAACCATATTTTCTTATTGCTCTTCCAAAAGGATTTTGTTTATTTAATTTTAAAGCTTCAAATTTATGTTTAGATTTTCTTTTTCTTTCTTCCATATAAGTTTTGCCTATATAAAATTTATTATCAACATTATAACTATATATAACTCCTCGCATTTCATCACCTCATAAGTATTATACCACACTATCGCAGAGATGTAAAGAGTAAATTTAGATTTCCCCCGTTAGCACATATTCAAATTATCATTTACTATAATTCCCATTAAGGTAATATGCACACCCTAGATTTCTAGGTTCACTACATTGTTCGAAACATTTTTCAATGTTAAGCCGCTATTCTTGTTAACGGTTCAATTTCTCCAGCTAATCCAGATTTTATTTTTTGCATTGCATCATCTACTGGAATATTAAGGAAGGAACTCATATCATATGACAACTGAGTCATGTTCTTAGACATCATCGCGGCTTGAGTATTTGCTATACCAAAACCTTCAATAAGTGTGTTAAACATACCCATATTTCTCATAACTTGGCTAGGATCAAGTCCTAATCCTTCGGAAAATGCATTTACAAATTTTGTTGATTCTTCTGCCGCTGCGCCCATAGAAACTGTAAATAAATTCAAGTTTTCTACATACGCATTACTCTCGGTAATAAATCCACCAACTGCATTTGCTGCTTGTTGTAATATCATAAATCTAGCTGCGATATTACCAAAAGCAAAGAATTGTTGGAATTCTGATGTTCCTTTTTTAGCAGAAGAAGAAGTTTTAGTTACTGCATTATTAACTTTTTGTAACTTACTTGGAAATGCAGTGAATCCAGCACTTACTTTTTCCATTTGTGTTGCAAGTGGAACTAGTGCAGCAGTAAGAGATTTTATCTTAGTCGCAAATTGTGATATTACTTCTGGTTTTAATTTCTCTGTTATTTCAGGTATTTTTTTAAGTTGATTAAGAGAACTTGTTAAACCTGCTGATTTTTGTATACTACTAAGAGGTTTTAATGAACCAACTAATTTATTTATACCATTTCCATTTGGTTTTAAATTATTTAGCGCTGTATTCATTTTATTTAAGTTATTAGTAAGTGTAGTAAAACCTTTAACTGATGTTAATGCTGTATTTAGATGATTTAGTTTTCCAACTAATCCTTCTAATGATTTTATAGCTACATCTGCATCAGCTACAAGGTCTATACTAAGTTTGTCGATATTTACATCTGCCATTTATTTATTTCACCTCACTTTGTTCACCAAAACCTGCAACCCAATTTTTGAAGAACCATTGAGCTTTTTCTATTTCTAGTTTTTTAGTCATATCTTCTTTGATTTCAGGTTTGACTTCTGTTTCAGTTTTTTCTTGTTTATCGAATATTCCGTAAGGTTTACTTGAATAAGGCTCTGGCTTTGTCCCAGATTTAGCAAAAGCGTGCAGTATAGGGGATACTTTAAGTATTGCCTCATATACATACACGCCCTGCAACCATGCTGCTTGATCCATTTCTTTTAATTTCAAGACATGTGCTTTTTTAAAATATTTAGCCATTAAAACATCTTGATTCCAGTATTCATCATAAGTCATACCAATGGACATATAGAAAGGACAATTTTTTTCGAAAATTTCTGTAAGGGTTATAGTTTCCGCCTTATTTTCTTCTATTCCACTATTTCCCAAGCTAAGTTTTTTGAGTCATCCTCATTTTGTTCATATAAAGAAGTATAAGTTTCTGTTATCATTTCGATAAATTTCATAAATAATTGTTCTTTATCTTTTAATAAAACATAAATTTCATCTTTCATTTCTGAATTTAATGCTCTATGGTGCATAATAAATGCTCCTTCATACATAATTGGCAACATAGTTGCCATTTTGTTACCAATTTCTTGCATATTTAAACCTGCTTGTTCCATAATAGAAACTGATTTTTTTGAATATTCTAATACATAATCTTTACCTTTATAATTCAGTTTGATTTGTTTCGCCATAATTTCTCATTCTCCTTTTATTTAATTACTTTATTTATGCAGTTGCTTTTGTAGCCCAAGATGGAGCACCTGTTGGTGTAATGTATACATCAGTTTCTAAAACTTGATCTACACCCATACCTGGCATACCTAAAGCTGATGGGTTACCTGTGAAAAATACAGATTGTGTAATTCCAGGAACTTCAACTGTAAAATGAACTTTTTTACCAGCAGCAGCAGCTGTAGTATAAGCAGTCATTAAAGTTTCCCAAGCAGTTTTAAATTCTTCTGTTAAGTTAGCTTTAAAAGTTAAAACCCCACCTAAATCTTTTAATCCATCTACATAAGTTTTATAACCTGTTGCAGATAATACAGTAGTTTCTAATGTAGCAGGTTCAGGATTAAGTCCTGGTATTTCTTTTATTTCAGGTACTGTAACATAACCAGTTGTTGGTCTTACTCCAGCAGTTGCTTCTACAGCATATTTAACTAATACACCAGCAGTTGTTAATTGTATTCCCATAATGTTTTCCTCCCTTTATTTTTTATATATTATATTGTGTACTATATCAAATGAACAATCATAAGTTTGTACACCTCTAAATACACTATTATCTAGTTCAATTGGTCTTGTAGGTGCTTTATTAACCCTACGCATTTTATAAGTGCTACCACTTAATAATTCATCTATCTTAACTCCAAGTAAATTTGTTGCTTTAAGCGGGCTTAATGTTTTACCATCTGTAGTGCTACTAACTTCACAAAAAAATTCAATCATATAAGCTAGGTCTGATACAGTTTCCCCACTAGAATCATTATATCTACTATTTGTTGCATTATCAGCTTCTGACACTGTAACAAGCGGATATTTGATAACCCCTTCTTCGATTGAACTTTCTGTTTCTTCATAAGCTTCAATAACATTAATTGTATCAACAAAAACTTTTGAAGTTGTATTTAAATATGTATTTAAGTCAGCTACTATATTATCTGTTAAACTTTTGATATTGAATCACCAACTTTCTTTTTCAATCTCTCTGAAAAACTTTTCTTTAAAACCCTAGAAGCTTTATAAACTTGCATTCCTGCTGGAATACCATTAGTCCATACAACTTCACCAGATTTATTTTTATATCTCCAACCTAGTCCACCATATTTTTTGCTTAGTTTTATTTGTTTACCACTATTATATTCATTTAAACCACTAATACTTTTAAATGGGTGTGAAGAAATCTCACCTTTAGTACCAGTGCCATATTCATTATAAAAAACTTGAGTTCCAGAAGCTATAACTTGACCTTTAGTATTTTCTTTTATACCTTTAATAGAATAATCATCGTTACCATCTTTATATTTAGTTTCTGCATAATTATATTCTACTTCTTGTACACCTTTATCAACTGTATCTGATATAGTTTCTTTTACATCTGATTTAATATTTTCTTTGAATTTATTTAATCTTTCTATAAGTTTTGTTATTTCTTTAGTATTTAAACTAACTTTTATGTTTTTCATTATTTACTACTCAATCTTTTTAATCTCACTGTGCCATCATTTAATGTAGGCAAAGGTATTCCTTCAACTTCATAATCTGCTGTTTTGCATAGTGGATCATGATTAAGTGGTTTAGTTATATAAATGTAACATCTATCACCTGCTTTAAAATCTTTTGCTTCTAATGCAGTACAATTTATTTTTAAATACATATAATAATTTTCACCTATAGAAGTTTTTTCTTGAATACTTGTAATTGGTTCATAATTTAAATTTTTAGTAACAGGAGTGGAAAACTTTGATATTTTAGCAGTATCATCATAGTATTTTTTACAATGATTAAATACTGTTTTATTTCTAACTAATGTATTCACTAATTACCACCAACCTTAACTTTAGGTGTAATTTGACTTAGTATTTCAAGTGGATATTCTCCACTATTTCCATAACTTCTACCAATTTCACCTTCTGTATGTGATTGTTCACCTTCTGCACCATATTTACTTATTGCATGAATAACCATTTTAACTATCTTATTTTTATATTTTTCTTCATATAAAATATCGGCAGTAGGTGTAAAATTCCTTATATCATTTACAACTTCAATGGCACTTTCTATTTCACTATTTAATATAGCATCGCTTAAAGTAGCTATTCCTCTGCCAGTAATTTGTGTTTTAACTAATGTTAATAATTCTGCAAGCATATTTTACACCTCTTCCTTTATTCTTTTATTTCAGTTTTTTTAGTTGTTAAAAATATTTCTTTTAATTTTTCAAAATGTATAGGGTTAGCATTTTCTAAATTTTCAACGAATAATACATTATCAGTTGGTAATAAATTTATATCATTTTTTAATACTTCGATTTTTAATTTAGTGAATTTACCATCTTCTTTTATATATACTTCGTTTTTATCATTTATATATAACATAGTATACCTCCCTATTTCTTTTCAGGTTTAACTTCAATTTCATTTGATTTAATTATTTCTTTTTCAGAAACTATTTCATATTTTAAAGGTTTATAAATATCATTATAAACTCCTTTAGAAATAATAACTTCGTGTTTATCTAATTTTGCTTTAATCATTATTATAACCTCCAATTAATTTTTAAAGTGTAATTTGTGTATCTAGTATACCAACTTTTTTAACAGCTGGGAATGTAGGTACACATACTTGAGAAATTTTAGTACTAAGTAACACTGGATCAGTTTCTCTTGTTATAGTTACAGCAACACCTGTGTCTGTTAGAGATACATTTGCATTTAATCCACCCATTAAATCTGCTTCTTCAGGAGTTGTACCGAATACCATATTACCCAAAATAGTTCCGCCATCTAAAGATGGTAACAATAAGAATAAATCTTCTGCTATATATCTTGTTGAACTTCCAGTACTTGAAACATATTTTTTATCATAAACTATAACTGTAAGACCAGTCATATCATATATATAATTTAATACGTTAGCTTCATTCGCCATTACAGAAGCATTTTTTAAAGAGTTTATTATATCAGTATTTTTCATTATACTTCTTAATATTTTTCTACTACAAACAGCTCTTGATGGTCTTTCATTACCATTTTCTTCTACTTTATCTTGTAATGCTTGTATATCGGCAATTATATCAGATGTTATATCGTCCCATTTTTTTACAGAAGTACCTTTGTTAGTTGCTGGCATACCATAATCTATTGATATAGTTTGACCATTTTCAGCTATTGTCAATAATCCAGTAGATACGATTTGTGATCTCATAAATTCTCTTTGTCTTCTAGCAGCTGCTAATAGTGAAATTTGATCATTGAATATTCTATTCTTAACTATATCTATTTTTGCAACATCACCAGTTTGTTCCATTATTAATAAATCTTGTCTCATTTTTTCATCAACATTTTTTTTGTTTTTACTTAAAAATGCAGATAATTTCATTTCACTAAATCCGCTTCTATCCATTTTATTTGTTTTAGAATCGAAAGCATGAACTTGTAATAATTTAGCATCTTCAACAGAATCTACGATATAACTTATATCTAATCCTAATTGTTTTTCTGTTCCAAATAATGTTTCGAATAAAAATGGTGCTTCTTGTTGTGGTTTATTTTCAGCATATGCAACTAGGGCTCTAGCTGTTACTGAATCAAATATTGTTTTTCCCATTATTTAATACCTCCTCTTAAGAATCTTATTGCAGGGCTTAATGCAGTTTGTGCTTCTGCTGAAGGTTCTGTTACTAATTTATCTAAATCTATATATCCAGATACTATTATAGTTCCGTTAGCATTACCAGATGTTACATCAACATCATGTAATAATATAAATTTTGCTGTAGCTGTATCATCTTTTATACCAACTGTTTGTCTAACTGTAAGCATATTTGCTCCTGCAGTTCCACTTATTGGAGTTCCTGCTGTTAATATTTTTTTTCCATCAGAATCTGCTACTAATCCAGCATTTCCTAATATTGCACCAATAGTAAATTTTAATTCATCAGCGATTAAAATTTCTTTTGGAGTTGTGTAAGTTGTTGTTTCCATTTTTTATTTCCTCCTTTTATTTTTTTGTAAAATAATCATATTCTTGAGTTTTAACTTTGGATTTTTTAGCTAATTCTATTGCTTCAGAAACATCTTTTGGCAAATTTTCACTTTTATTACCACCTAAGTTTAAATCACCTGTTTTTTTCATTACTCCATCTGTAACATCTTTTTTACCTTTTTCGTAAGCAGTATCTGCTAATTTGTTTATTAAAGCACTTAAAGTTGTAAAGTTTAAATTTTCCATTACAGCTTTTAATTCTGCAGAATCATCTCCAAATTCAACTTTTGTTCTTGCTGCAGAAGTACTAGAAATTAATGTTGAAGTTTCAACTTGTTTTTTTAACGTATTTAATTCTTCTTCAAGTCTTTCTTTTTCTTCTTGAGCTTTTATTTGTGCTTCTAATTTTTCAGCTTCTGATTTTTCATCATCTGTCATTTTAGCTTTTAATTGTTTTTTTAATTCAGCTAATTCTGTAGCTGTTTTATCAAATAAATCTTTTGATACTACTTTCTTTTCTTCAACCTTAGTTTCTACCTTCGTTTCAATTTTTGGTGTTACATCAGGTGTAACTGTTTGCGCTGCACCATCTAATGGTGTAACAATTGTTGGTTCTGGCATTTTTAAATCCTCCTGCGTTTTAGTGTCTTCTCTGACATTTGCGTTTTAGTGTCTTCTCTGACTTATATATAAAAAAACCGTAAACTAGAGAACTTTTACATTCTTTTATTTACGGTTTTAACTCATTATATCGGTTTAAACTCAATTTCTATTATATTTTTAAATATCGAGCCATTTTCTATTTGGTGGCTTTAACTCAATTTGCACTACTTCTTTGCATCTAGTACATTTATGTTCGCTTTTTCCACTTGTATTATCAAATCTATAAAACAATAAACTACCACATTTAGGACATAATACTCTGACTTTATTCATTAACTACCACATCTTTTACTGCTGTAGTATCTGCTACTTTAGTTTTATTCGCTTCTACCTTAGCTAATTCATCAGTTTTTTTCTTTTGGTATTCTTCACCTCTTGAAATTACTTCGTTTACATCTGTTGTTAAATCAACAAATTCTAAAGCATCTCTTGGGTCTAATGTGTTTGTTGCTATTAATGTACTATATGATTGTGTTTTTGTTTGTATATTATCATTTTTATTCCTAGGTATATCTATTTTTATATATTGTACTTGTAATTTTTCATTTATTAATTTATTGTATTTTAATATTCCAAGTATTACTTTTAATTGTTGTTTTTTTGCTTCTTCATAAAAAGTTTCTTTATTTTTTGCTACAATCTCAAGTTCTGCCCAACCACCTTTATATGATTCTGCTATACCTGTTGATTGCCCATTACTTCCACTATTTCTATCAGGTGTTCCTGTTATTGAACGTAAGGCTTGTAATAAATAGTTTTTTACTTCTGATATATTGTTTACATTTAAGTTTGAATATATATACTTAGCATCTGCTGTTACTCCAACAGGTGATTTAAGTTGTAAAACTCTATTTGTTTTTAATTTATCTAATTCCGTTTGATCTATTTCAGCATTTACAAATACAAGTACACTTTGTACAAATTGTTCAATATCATTTAATCCATCACTTGCTAATGTATTTAAAGCATTTAATATTGTAACTGCTTTTTCAAAATCTCCAGTTATAAATTGATTATTTTCATATTGTGTTATTGGATTTCCATCTAATAAATGATTATAACTTTCAATTAAATTATTTTGTTGTATTGTACTTCCAGTTCCTTTTGTTTTATATATATATACTGTTGTTTCTGTAAAGATATAGAATACTCTATATGTTAATTTATTTTCTATTATATCGCAATATGTACACGATAATAAAGGTTTTGTATCTATATAGCCACTATATACATAGAATGTATTTCTAGGGTCTAAAACCCTTAATTTAAGCGGTATTTCAGGTGTATCATCATAACTACCTTTAGGAAATGTTAATTCATAACCAAGCCCTGTTATACTTACAAATGTTTGTGTTTTTATATCTACAGCATATGAATTTTCATAATCTAATATATCAGATAATACTTGTATATCATCTCTGAAATCTGTTTTCTTTTGCGTGTATTGTGTTGGTTTACCATATGTATATCCGATTATATCTCTAACTATTTCTTCTGAATAATTTAATACTATTTTTTCGTTTATTCCACTTGAATATTGATTTACTCTATCTAATATATCTTGTTTACCTAAATACACATCTATTAAGTATTGCATTTCTTCAACATTTATTAAATGTGTTTTCATAGCTTCATTTATTATAACTGGGATTGTTTCTTCATTTACTTCACTATTAAAATAAATCTTTTTTCTTCCAAAAGTAACCATACAATGCAACACCTCTTATTTTAAGTATACCATATTTACTATATATTGTCAACATAATTAAACTTACATTCTTAAGTCTTTTCTACTAAAATTACTTGTCGCTCTACCTGTCATATTACCTGATAATATGTATATTAACATTGAACAAATACTGTCAATTCCATCATCTACTTGCTTACCTTGAACTGATACTTTTTCAGAGAAGTTTCTTATATCTCTTATAAATTCTTTATATTCATTATTTTGCTTACTCTTATCTTTAAAATATATTCTATATGAATTTGGATCTTCACTTATTCCAAGTATTTCACTTCTTACACTCATTATTTTATCAAATTTACTTTTATTACTTGGTGCTTTCTTATGTGTTATATTACATTTATATCCTTTTTCTCTTAAAACTCTATCTATCCATTCTGCTACTTGATCGCCACCATTATTTGCCTCAAAATGCGCTCTTTGTATTTTATGGTCCAGTATTTTTCTTACAGTTCTATTTTTTGTAGTTTCTATTCCTGACAAATCATATATTACATCTTCTATATACACATCTCTTCCGTATACATATCCAATAGGCATACTATATCTATCACCACCACCATAGGCTACATCGGTGCATGATATTATTCTATCTGGTTCGCCTTCTGGTTTTTCTAAATAATATTGCAAGTCTGCAAATGGTCTACCATCACGTTCTACTGGATTTGCTAAATATTTTGCACTAAATATTACAGGGTCTTCTGTTAATTCCATATCTTTGTAATATTCTGTGCTAAATCCAACACCTCCATCATATAAAAAATTACTTTCTCCATTTTCATCATAACAACTTACTTTTATTATTTTTACTCTTGGATCATCTTTATATATTCTTGCTATTTTACTTATTGGATCTTCTAAGTTCCACATTGTACCTATACTTAACATCTGAGCACTATCTAACATTCTATCTTTTAATGTACTTGTAAATTGTTCCCATGTTTTCTCAAGTCTTGTTAAACTATTTGCGTGTTCACTATCTTTTACTAAATCATCTACATATAATAATTGACCTGCTTCAACTGCTCCTGTTGTAGTTCCATCTATACTTCTAAATGTTATACTATGAAAACGTTTCTTTTTTTCTAAGTCTATATATAAATATTCTGCGTTTTGGTCTACAAATTTCGCATTTGGAAATATTTCATTAAATCTATATTCATCATCTGTTAGTAATCCCATTATTTCTTTGTAAAATGATTGTACAAGTGATGTACTATGTCCGACTTCCAAGTATTGCTTTTTCAGGGTGTAATCCCATTAAAAATAATACATATAATAAAGAAATTGTACTCTTTCCTGTACGAGCTGGGAGACTTATACTTAATATTTTATATTTTCCATCGCATAAATCTTGTAATGCTTGTATTATACCATGTTTTTTTAATATTTTCATTCTTGGTATGTAAAACTTTTTTTCTTTTTTACGATTCCACTCAAGTGCTATTAAAAAACTCTCAAAATCACCATTTCTTGCTAAACTATCATAACAACTTAGTATTATTTTATCTAATTCTTCTATATTTTCTTTAAAATTATCTATTTTATCTCTTTTTAAAATTAATTCTATTATTTCACGTGAAATGTTGTCTGATTTTTCTTTTTCGCCTACTTCGTTATATTCATCTCTTAAATATTTTTTACTTCTTATATATAACATATCTATTTTATTATATTTATCTAGTAATTCTTTTCTTATTTTTATATTTTGTAGTATTTCTTCTATAGTTTGTTGTGTTTCATTCATAATTTATACACCTCTTATCGCTATTGTTAATCCTATTACTAAATTAAATACAAATATTAATCTCAAAACTGTAAATCCTATTTTCTCATTATCGTTATTAGATTTAAGCAATAATGCAAATAATAACATCATACCATTTATTATACTACTTATTATTCCTAATATTACCATATTTTAAATCCCTCTTTTATTCTAAAATTCTCGCTACTCGGTTTTACTATACCGCTAAAATCTATTCCATATACTTTTTCTAATATGCTTGTATCAAATTTCTTTGTATTTCCAAATACATAGTCGCCATGTTCCCAATTATTTATAGTTGTCTGGCTTACTCCTAATCTTTTTGCCATTTCTCTTTGTGTTTCTCTTGTTATTTTTGTTCTTAATTCTTTTATTGTCATTTTTACTTGCCTTCTTTCTTTAAATTGTATATTGCTATTTTGTTACTTAAATTCAACATAGCAAATATTCCACTTAACAATATAACTTTTTCTGTTTCTTTTTCTTCACTATCTTCTATTGATTTTAATGTGTTTTCTGTTATTCTTTTTAATCTTTCTTCCAACTCTTCTAAATTTTTCATTTTTACTCTCCTTTATAATTACATTTATCTGCTTTACAATCCCATGCTGCACAATCACATTCTTTACATTTATAATCTACATATTCTGTCTTCGTATACTCTTGTGTTTCTATTTCTACACCATCTTCATATACTCTCTTTATTACTGTACTATCTATTCTTTGTTTATCTCTATACGGACATATCATTTTATTTTTTCCTCTCTCTTACTTCCATCTGTTCTTAAATATACTTTATTACCCTTCATTAAATCTCCTAATGTTGTTATCTCTATCTCGTTTCTCATTTCTTCTTTTTCTTTTAATTCACTTATCTCTTCTAGTGCTTTACTTAAATCATTATTTCTATTTATTAATTCTCTTATTAAATTCTTTATTAATGAAATCGGATCACCTTCTACTTCATTTATAGATATTTTTTCAATATTATTATTAATACTTTCTATCTTTACTTTAATACTTTCTGTCTTTACTTCTTCCACATAATCACTCCCTTTTCATTTGACTTTGAAAAATAGGTAGTCATTTTTAAACTACCTACTTATCTCGATAATTTTTTTACTACTATATCGTTAATGTAGTGACACATAAGTGTCTGGCTGGGAATATAGGCCTCGAACCTATAAATTCCAGCTTCAAAAACTGGTGACTTTACCAATTTGTCTAATTCCCATTATTTATATAAAAATGGCTATCTAGTACGATGCCATGTGCCCTAATTATCAAAAGATAACCGAGAATATATTTAGAGTGGTGTTTTTTTATACCTCTCTATTATTTTTACATTTTATAAAAACTATCTCCTATTCCATTTTTACCTTCTACTTCTGTTGTTATTATAGCACCGATTGTTTCTGTTTCTATATTTAATGCTATTAATTCTAATTGTAATACTGGTATACTTTCTACGCTTTCTGTAATTTTATAACTTCTTACATTTTCTATTTTTTTATCATCTACAAATATTTCTGTTTTTGCATTTTTTGTTATTATTCTTATTTTATTCATATTATTCACCTCCTTATAATATATAGTTAAACTATTAGAAATACGGCTTATCTCCCTCGTACGGTGATATCTATCTAGCTAGCCTCAACCACTACAGTATACAAGGGTTCTCTTGAAGTGAGCTACACTTCTCCTTCGGGTTCTAATAGTTTATGGCACACAGCGATAGAATCGAACTACCTTCAACAGACCTAGGAGCTCTGTTTATTTTACCATTAAATTAACCGTGTATATGCAGTACGTTTAACCCTAACGTACAAGGGCTATTCAGACTGGAATAATACAGATTACTCTTTTACCAATACCTGTGCACATCGGAGGCAGTAATTACCTTTTTTTTGTAGAAAATGAGAATCGAACTCATGCAACTGGATTTTAAGTCCAACTGTACTTCAACTATACGATTTCTACATATATTGGTAGTATACAGTAATATACTACCTTTAGCTTCTTCTCAGAAAAACTGTGTTTCAACTATCTAACACTAAGAAATAATCGTTCTTGTAAGTCGTTGGATTCAAACCAACAAGTAATTGCAATACTTACTTTATCATTACTTACATATATGAGTATGTAGCCACAGGACTCTCACCTATGGAAAGTTTACCTTACGGTTAATTACTCCGTCGTCCCAGGTTCAGTAAACCAATAGCCTTTATCGTGTCTATTTTCCACCACTACATACTATTTCAGATATCAATGCATAGTATTATCTTTTGGCTGTTTGTCCCCCTATATGGTTTATTACCACCATAAAACTCATTTAACTTTATCGGTATAAAGCACCAAATTTTTAACTTAATAATTTTATTATACTTTCTTTTGTTATGTTATTTACTGATAAATCTATATCTATTTTTTCTTCTACCATTTTATCTATTACTACTGCTCCAGCATCTTCTAATAAGTCTTTTAGTTTTAACTGTGTTTTACTATATGCTTGTAAGTAATCAAATGCTCCCATTGTAACATCATCTTGTTTTGAACTAATTCCACTTCCAGCACTAAAATCATTGAAGTAAAATCTTATTGTATCTCCTATTGTTATAAATCCTACTACTTTTTGTTTTTCATCTTTTTTAACTGTCATATCAACTTTCGCTAATATGTTATTTGGATCTAATACATATTTTACTCTGTTTCGTGGTCTATGTGTTGCTTTTGCTATTACAAATTCATATGGTACATCTTCACTGTTAGTTGTAAACATATTTAATGTTATTAAAAATGCTCCATGTCCGTAATTTTGCCCTACATAAAATAATTCTGTTGCTCCATTTGGTAATTTCGCATCTGTTATATCTCCACTAAATAATATATCACTATTCGAACTTCTATATGATGAGTCCCAACCAAATACTTCGTTTTTATTCATTTGCTTTAAGTCAAGATCTACTCTTTCTTCTCTGTTTTTTTTAAAATTTTCAGATCCATAAAAATCTTTTTCTAGTTTTTCTTTTTCTATATTTTTCCAATGAATACCATATACTAAGTTATCTTCTCTTGGAACTTCCATGTATGATCCATCTGGTATATTACCACTAAACTGTTTTTCGCTTGTTGGTGCTGTATATGTTACATTTTTTGGTATATATATAACTTTCCCTTTAACTTTTTCAGACATTCTTGTATTTAAATGTGTTTTTACTACTTTAATTATTGTTTCTAGTCTTGCAACATATCCAAATGTCTTATTTTCTAATGTTCTTACATATGATTTACCATTTCTTATTCTATGTACTATAGCCTTATTACCATTTAATCTATATAACAGACCATTTAATATCCTTATTTCTCTAAATATTGTTACTTTATCTAACATTTCATGTAATTTATATAAATTTACTTCCACTTTTTCATCAGTTAAACAATCTAGTACATTCTTTTTCATAGGTTTATGGTTTATGTCCGCTAGTTTTCTTAATTTATTTATTATAGCATTTATTTCTTTTGATTTTTTTACCTTTAATGCTAAAAATAATCTCTTATTCCTTAAAAATATACTTGATAGTTTTTCATATCCGTTTTTCTCTATATATGATTTTAACATTTCTAACGCTTTTTCTTTATCTCCTGATTTTATATCTTCTATCATCTTATAATTTTGGATCTTTAATGTGTTATCTGTTATCTTAAACAACAAATATCTTAAAAATTCTTCTGGATCACTTGGCATTATATTATATTTTTCATACAATGCTGTCTTTACTTCTTTATTTTTTATTTCATCTAATTTTTCTTTATCTATATATTCTGACAATATTATTATATCTTTTACTGTTTCTTCTGATAATGCTATTCCACTTGTTAATAATACCATCATTTTATCGTTTATTTCTTCTTCTGATAATCCTTTTATTACTACTAATTCTATATCTTCTTTTAACTCTGGCACTTCTAACTTCTCTTTTGGTATATATACAGTATCTGGATTATATATTCCAATATCCTCATATCCATATGTTGTTATATAATGTATCATTTGTTGTATAATTAAATCTTCTATTGGTGCATTTCTTACTATCTCAAAATCTTTATGAAATGTACTATTCCACTTAACTCCATCTTTGCCATACTGTTTTATTGCCATGTCTACTATTTCTTTATCTTCACTTTTTATTAATATTCCATACTTTAACGCTTCTTTGTTTATTTCTTTTGTTTCTTCTTGATTTTCATACCCTTTAAATAATCTTAATAAACTTTCTTTTTTCATTTTTCTTCTCCTTTATTTATGTGTCGGTAAGTATTTTAAAATACCAAATCATTTTTTTATAGGAACTCACTCTGACACAGTTCTTTTTAATTTATAGGCGAGGTGTATTTAAAATACCAAATCATTTTTTTATAGGAACACCGTTTGCCTATTTATTTTTATTCTGATAGATGAAGACTAATTTTATCTTTATACACTCTAGGTGTATACACAAATTATTTTTAGGAAGTCTTTTTATCTATCTACTATATTATTATACCATCTCGGGTTGGTGATGGTTCTGTTTATACTCTACCATCAACTGAGTTTTACTTTCGTGTATCTTATCCTTTAATCGTTTCTTACCATATCTATGTAGTCTAGTATCATTATTACATGAAATAATCTGCTGTCTATTATCGGTTTAAATTCTATCCCATGTATTATTCTACCACATACCTCACATATATACAAAATACTCCCATCACACAATACATACTCATGCGCTACTTCGTTTTCCTCACAAAGGTTACACATACTCTTTCGTTCCTCTTTTTTCATCTTTAGTTCCTCCTTTAAAATTATTCTTAGGATATTTTTTATTATATCTTTTGGTCTAAGTGGGAAGAATCGAACTTCCGCTTCGAGTATCCAAGACTCGCTGTCTACCACTGACCTACACCTAGTTACACAGCCCAACCTCTCGATCAGGCTTAAAACACAAGGGGTAATCTCATGTATATCTTTATTATAACATATAATCATATGATTGTCAAGGGTTTATTTTTATAATTTGCTTGGGTGGGTGACCAGAACCCTCGTTTTTGTAAAAATATAGGAGTAGGGGCGTACCTCCAGAATACCATATATTATGGTATTGCATACCATTTTTATTACATAAAAAAAGATAGTATAATTAAATACTATCTTTAATATATTTTATTTTATTTCCTGCTATTTAAATTATAAAGTAAGAACCCACAAAAAGCTATTGCATAAATTACTATCATGATACCACACCGTAGTGCTCTGTTAACACCGCTATTATATCCCTTTCTATATCTGCTACTTGGTATATATCCTCTATATTGTCTACTATGTCGTAGTGTTGCCATGTTATGAACTCATCTATCACTTTAAACGTTACCTGTTTGATATCTTCGTTATCTATTAAATACTCATTGAAACTGTTAATTATATCTTCTTTATTATACATTTAAATCACCTTCATTCTTTCTATACACTCGTATATACTTGTTTTATTATCTAGCTTAATAACACTTGTTATGTTATCTCTAAAATCAACTAAGAATTGATATTTTATAACTGGTTTGTCTTCTAACTTTATAGTAACATAAATACTATTTAATTCAAAACCTGTAAATATCTCTATTTTACAATCTTCTAAAATAAAACTGTTTATATAATCTTCTTTACTTGTTATATATTCTAAAACGGATCTTTCTATATTTAATTTAGCTTGTTGATATGTTTCATATTCACGCTTTTTGCTACTATTTTTATATTTGCCATAATTTATTAAATCTTGTTTCATATTAAACCACCTCTTTATTATAAAAAACTTCTTTGATTTTTTTGTGTACTTCTTGAATAGATAACTCTGGATATAATTCAATAACTAAGTAATCTATTGATAAATAATCACTAGTGTAATAACATTCATGATTTGATAATTCGTATTTAATATAATCTTCTATTTTTATATTGTCTTTAAATTCTTTTTGTAATTCTTTAACCTTTACATCAAAAAAATCAACTAATTTACTTTTATTGTCTTTATGTATATATGACCCACCGAACCAGCTCAAAAATTCATTATCTGGAGCGTTGCTCGGTATTTTATTGTTTTTAAATTGCTCATTACTAAAAGCGTAAAATATACCGCTTTTTTGTAATTCTTTATTATATTTTTTATCGTATATTTCTTTTTGTTTTAAATAATTATTCATTTTAAATCCCCCTTTAATTATTTACTTTGACTGTTTTCTTGCGCTGTTTTAATCATGCTGTCTGTTGTAGCACCTTCGCTATCATCAACTTTGAACGTGCTTATTGTAAATATTAATATTGCTACTGTAATTAATATTACAGCTATTTCTACTATTTTAACACCGTATTTATTCCAAAACTTTTGTTTTTTGTTTTTTTTCATTATTTATTCACCTCCATTTTAAAACTTAACTTTTATCTAAAACTTAAAACTTAACTACTTCTTTTGTAATGCTTGCAAAACATTTTTTTGTGTTTCTTGTTTTTGATAATACTATTATACTATATTTTTTTTATATTGTCAACACTTTTTTAATTTTTTTTATCTTTTTTTATCTTTTTATATATAGTAGTGTTTTTTATAATGCAATTTTATATCATATTTTATAATTTGGAACGTAAAGTATGTTTTAATTGATTTTATATCAATTTAATGTAATTACACTACTTAACTATTAAAACTGTTTTAAAATGGCGTTTATGTTTAACTTGGTTATGTTATATTAAACATACTATGTTACACTACATATTTTATATTATGTAATGCTTTATTTTTCACGTTATTTTTATGTGAAATGTTATTGTTTACATAATTAAAGAGGCTACCTTTTCACGTGAAATATTTTCTGTCTGTGAATTTTTATCTGCACGTGTGCGTTAACCTGTGAAAGTCGACAGCCCCGCACACCAAAAAGTCGAAAGTCGTTTGCCTGAAAGTCGAAAAAGTCGAAAGTCGCAGAAGTTCCTGACAAAAAAGGTGAAAAGTTGATCCAAAACTAGGTGTTAAAATATTATTTCACGTGAAACATATTACAGTGTAGTTTACATAAGTAATTAAAGAGGGGTTAAAAAAGAACAATAGTTCCTGTTACGGTTCTACTGTTCACTTACTATTTTTATTTCATTATCTGTTACTGCTTCTGATAAAGTCGTTAAATTATTTTCACGTTCCTCAACCGTTTTTTGTTCTCCAATGTTAATATTTATATTCTGAGATCCGTTGCTACGAGTATCTTGCCACTTACCTTTATAGTTATTTAACATGTTAAAAATAACACCATTTGGGTTCTTACCAACAAAGAGTTGTTCCTCTGCATATTCCTCTACTTTTCGCTTAGCTTTTGAAATCGTGCTAGAAAACGCTTCTCGTTTTTGATAATCTAAAAGTGTCATTCTATCAGTATCAAGTGCATTAGCAAGACCAGTCATAGTAAGGGGTCTAACGTAAGTTTCAACACCAGTTTCGGGATCAGTTCTAATACAAGACTTGAAATATTTATCAATTAATTTTTGCACTTCTTCAACTGTTTGATATTTTAATGGTCTACCACTATTAGAATTTCCAAGACCATAAGTATTACCTTTAGGAGCAGCCAAATAAATCACCTCATTCATAATTATAATTATACCATAAAAAAATGGAAATGTCAAAATGTTACCAAGAAAACGTTGGTAACAGAAGGTAACAAAAGTTAGTAACTTAGGGGGAGTAGGGTTTGAGTTGATTTGTTACCAACGTTACCAATACTCCTTTAAAAGGCGAGGTAAAAATAAAAAAAACTATTTTAATTTTTATATATATGTTGGGGAAATTGGTAACAGGTAACAAGTTGATATTTACGTAAACTTTTAATGAATGTAACTATTTGATTGAATGGGTTTTTAAAATGTTACCAAAGGTGTTACCAAGGTGTTACCAACTCAAAAAAACGATCGTTGGTAACAAAAAAAGAGCTAAAATTATGTAAAATAAGATAGATATTTATGTATATTATAACACATATTTATTAAATTATTTAATATTTTGATAAAATAGTATTGACAAAGCATAAAAAAAGGTGTATAATTGAAATACAAGAAGAAAAAACGTACAGTAAAAATGTAAATAAATGGGTAAAATGTTACCAAGGAGGAGAAAGAAAAATGGAAAAAATGTTAGAATTATTATTAAATGGAATGAAATTAGATGGATTATTAATTAAAATTCATAAAAAAGAAACGGTAAATATTAATGATCAGTTAAAACAGTCACAGGAATTTTTAGATATGTTGATAAAAGAAAAAAGAATAAAATTGCTAGAAGAAAAAGATGAAAAATTAGAAATGTTGATAAAAATGTCAGAGTTTGCTTCAGAAAAAGTACAGGAAGATATTAAAAAATTAAAGATAAAAAAAGAATTTGATTTGAAATTAAATAGTGTAGTTGAATATTTAATGGGAAATGAAGATCTAGGATTAGTTAAAATAGTAAATAAACACATAGTTGATCTGATTGAATATATAGAAGAGAAGATGGAGGTGTAGAGAATGAAATGTACAGTAAACGATATTGATATAGAAATTAAATGTGGTTTTGTTAGAATAAATCAAAAACCTACACATAAAGATAGAAGTTATGATTATAATTGTAAACTTAAAATATATAGTAAAAAAGAACTTAATGAATATGAAAAAGAAAAAATAGAAAATTGGATCAGACAAGAAATAGATAAAGATTAAGTGGAGGAGGTAAAGTAAATGAGTATAATAATAATATTAGCAGTAATATGTTTCATAGTGAAAAATATAACAAAGTATTATATAAAAGGATCTATGACACACTTAGATAAAATGAAATTTAGTATAAAAGGTAAATTACCAGAAAAATATAATAAACCAGTAATAATAATGCTTGTATCACAATTAGTTATGTGGATATGTATAATATTAATTATAGCAGGATTTTTAATTAAAATTTTAGGATAGGAGGTGTTTTAAATGAAAATAATTAAAAATAATATATGTATAGGTTGTGAAAATGGAGATTGTAATAAGAAAAATCATAAAGAAAGATGTAAATATGCTAAAAAAGAACAATTAATTTTAAATACAAAAATAAGACAAAAAATAATAAAAATTAAGGAGTGGTAAATATGCGTGATATTAAGTTTAGAGGAAAAAGACTAGATAATGCAGAATGGGTATATGGATATTATTTTAAAGATGAATTAAAAGGAAATAAAAATTTAATTTATGATATTAATTTATCAAAATTTTTAGGATTAATTGAAGTAATACCTGAAACAGTAGGACAATACACAGGTGTAAACGATAAAAATGGTTTAGAAATATACGAAGGTGATATAGTTGAGTGGGCTGGTTTTAAAATGGAAATATTCTGGGGCGAAGATATAGGATTTGGATATGGTTTTTGTTGGAGAAGTACTGAAGGTGAATATGGATATCACGAAAGCATAACAGGTTTTATAGATGAATATAAAATAATTGGTAACATACATAGCAACCCAGAATTGCTGGAGAATAAATAGTATGATAGCAATACAAATATTGATAATAAGTATGTTAATAAGTATATTTTTTTATATTTTAGAAAGAATAATAATAGAATATTTTAAATTTAAGAGTGTAAGTATAATTTATTTATTGTATGTTATAATAATTATTCCATGTTTAGTAATAACCTTAACGGATATAATTTAATACCAGAAATAAGCGAGAATATAGTTTAAATCGATTTTTATACGAAAATAGTGTAAGATATAGATAGGAATAAAGACAGGTTAAAAAAGGAGTGTGATGAGAATGTTTAATATAGGAGATTCTGTATATGTAATACCAATGAATGAAGTTTTAAAAATTCATTGTATAGATGAAAATGGATATGGTTGTAATCACATTGGAAGGTTTAAACCAACTAAAGGGAATTCATATAGAATAGATTATTTTAGTGAAAATGAATTAATACCTTTAAAAGAATATTTAAAACAGAAATATAAGGAGGAATATAAATGAATTTAAAAAAAGGTGTAGATATGAATGCAAAAGAAATGTTTGAGGAACTGGGATATTTATATAAAGAACATAAAAATAAAATAACTATAATAAGTTGCGATGAATATGATGATTTAAAAATTATATTTGAATTTGAA